TCACTACCAGCAGTCTCTACTGTAACTGTATCAGCAGCAGCAAATCCAAATTTAGTATCAGTATCTCCATTATGAACTATGTAATCATCAATCGTATTAGGTCCTGATGCACCTTGAACCCCTTGTGCCCCTTGAACTCCTTGATTTCCTTGGGGACCTGTTGATCCTGTAGCACCCTGGACACCTTGAGCACCTTGAGGACCTGTGGAACCAGTGGCACCTTGATTACCTTGAGGTCCTGCATTGTTAGCAGCTACCCACTGTGCAGATGGTGATCCAGAACCATCATCATAGTAAACATACAGGTTTCCATTCTCAGAGTCATACCACAAGTCACCATCTTGTGCGTTAGATGGAGCACTTGTAGAAGTAACTACTGCGCTGTCACCACCACTAGCAGAAACCCATTGAGCACTATTCCCATCATTATAATAAACCTTTAAGTCTGCTGTATCACTCTCAAACCAAAGATCTCCGTCAGATGGACTTGAAGGAGCACCATCAGAAACAGTTACAGATGCTCCACCACCACCAGCGATACTAATATCAACAACATCAGTAGAAGAATTATATAAGAAAGTATTTCCAGTTCCTATAAAGTTTAATGTCTTTACTGGACCAGTAGTAATACTAGTTCCGGCAGAACTAATTCCAAGGTTGAAACCCTCAGTGGATGTGAATTGAGAAGCAGTAATAATACCAGAAGCATTGATATTATTAATTTCTAAACCATCAACATGTAGTGCCTGAGTGTGAAATTGTAATCCTTGAGTATGACCTAATGTTAATGCTGTACCGACATTGACAAGATTATTATCACCATCAAGAGTCAGTGAGGAGGTGCCGACAGTAAGAATGCCAGTAATTCTAGCATCACCGTTTACAAGGAGTGCTGTGGTTGCTGTTCCGGTATTAACTATAATACCGCTTCTGAATGTACCAATTCCAAGAGAATCAACGTTGGTTACATCCTCATAAGTCAGAGTTCCTCCAACAGAAACATTTCCACCAACAGTTAAGTTAGTTCCATCAAAAGTAAGATTAGCAGAACCAGAAGATATGTTGGATGAATTTTTAAATACAACTTGGTTTGCTGATCCACCTACGGATGCATCAGAACCAGCAGAACCAGCAGATCCTGTGGCACCTTGAACACCCTGATTACCTGTAGGACCTGTTGAACCAGTAGTACCTTGAACACCCTGATTACCTTGAGGACCTGTAGGTCCAGTAGAACCTGTGGCACCTTGAACGCCTTGATTACCTTGAGGACCAGTTGAACCTGTGGCACCTTGAGCACCAATGGCACCTTGAACTCCCTGAGCACCTTGAACACCTTGTGATCCTTGAGGACCAGTGGGACCTGTAGGACCTGTGGGACCTGCTCCACCAGGAGATCCTGCACCTGTGGCACCTTGAACTCCTTGTGCCCCTTGAACACCTTGAGGTCCAGCAGCACCTTGAAAACCTTGATTTCCGGCGCTAACTATACGAACCCAAGAAGATCCATCCCACTGCCATCTAGTTCCATTTTCATTATGGATATCGTTAAGACTAGGACTATTGGGAAAATTTAGCGCCATTATCTATACTTTTTTGACTATTTATGACGGTTTTGTGGGCCAGGTTACAGAGGTTAAATCTAAATGATAACCAGAATTTAATTTTGGATCTGAAGTTGCAGGCAAATCTCTTAATGACTGTCTGTACGTTTGCCATTTTGTTTTAGTTGCATCAGGCACATCAGGATTCTGTGTCCAATCAGATTCTAACAATCTTTTATCTCTTTCCTTTCTTAAAAGTATCATAGGTTCAGCAGCATCTAATTCTGTGATCTTGTTGTTGATTTCAGTTTCAGTTGGAATTGAAAGAGAAGATGTATCTACACCCACTTTATGTGGGGCATCCAATATGCTTATATTTGCATATCCATATGGTTCTTCAACTTGAAAACTTACACCAGGCCTTAACGACTCAAAAGATGACATTACATTATGTTTCATTATGGTGATACCTCCATAACTGTGATTGAACATCTACCATTATTGGTAGAGTTGGATGGATCTCGATTAAACCATCCATCTCTATCACACCCTGTAGCTCTTGCAGTGACTTGATAAGTATATGAGGTTCCAGCAGTGGCACTTATACCAGTATCAAGATAAAAACCAGCATATGTATTTACGTCATGATAGTCACCTGAGTAATCTCTATCAGTTCCAGTTAAATTACTTACCACTTGTGTGCCATTTCTCTTTAAACCTAATTCTCCATCACAATGCAGAAGTCCTGTATGTTGAATTGATACGAAAAAATGACTCCCTGCCAGTTTAGCTGTTATTGCACAAGCAAATCCAGATATGTTTGTTGTACTATTAAGATCAGTATAATGAGCAGCAGTAGTCCACCTGACATGGTTCATTCTCACTACATTCATAGTTCCATTTACAGCCATTATGACACCTCCGTAAGATTAAACTTGTATTTTTTACCACTGCGATTATTTATCAAGAATAAATCACTTTCACCCTCTTGAATTGTGTAGTTACCCCATGTTCCATCTACATCGTTGGTGCTGCCCTCATTGCTGAGGTTAAGGTCGTTGGTGTAGACGTTACGCCAGCGGAGACTAGACGTACCTAAGTCGTAAGTGTTGTTGCTTGCAGGCTCGAAATGACCACTACTGTTAATCGCACAACGATCAGTTCCACCAGAAGATCTAAATCTAAAACCTGCTGATCCGCCTTGCATATACAAGAAGTTAGCGTGGTGTGTAATTTTGCCTGCATAATCTCCAGTCCAGTTTCCGTTTGTAAAACGAATATCACTGTTAGCGACTACGTTTACTGCACCACTACCGCCTCTGAAATTTACATAACCAGAAAAATCACCTGTTCCATCAACATCTAGGATGTCGCATTGAACTTCGCCGGTAACGTCTACGCCGTATGATGTGGTCTCAAGCCTTTTGCTGTTGTCGTAATAGAGTTCTACGGCTCCATCGTTTTTACAAACAATACTTTGTTCATTTTGCCTGGCTCGTAAATGTATTTCGTTATCACTATCTGGATCCATATTGGACAGGATAAGATTTCCAGTATTGTTAAGAATAAAACTTTGAGTTCCTGAGTGATAAATTTGTAGGTCATCTCCAGTACCAAATTCAAGCTTTACATTATCTACTAATCTTAAATCACCTGCACTGTTTATATTCCATTTCTGAGTACCATCAGCAGAATATCCAATAGCATTTGAACCTGCATTATAGAATCCAGTACCAGCATCTCCAGCAGAAAAGGCAACAGTTGAGGCATTAGAAGAACTGACTCTTACTTGTCCAGCACTAAGGTTTCCGTAGCTCGTGGTTTCAAACTTTTTGCTGTTCTGGTGGCTTAACTCTACACCTCTGCTTGTATTAATAGCGATGGCAGTGTTAGTTGTTGATCCGTCATTAGTTTGAATATTAAGACTTCGGTACTCACCATTGCCCCGCAATCTCATATATACGTCACCATCATTTGATTGATAGAAACTTAATCCACGGTCTGATGTAGAATAAGAGTCGTTACCGATGGTGAAAGCCCATGGCGAACTGTCATCTGCTCGCAGTTGCAGCAGGGGACTTCCACTTCCGTCGTCATTAATTTGGATACTATCACATACGATTTCGCCAGTTACATCAACACCAGTATTTGTGGTTTCAAATTTCTTGGAGTTGTCGTAGTAAAGTTCTACAGTAGAATCATCATAACATATAATACTATTTTCTCCAGACTTAGCCTGAATATGAATATCACCGCTTACGTCTGCATCAACATTATTTCGTATAAAAATATTACCTATATTGTTGTCTATGTAAGTATTAGTTCCATTGTGATAAATCTCTAAATCATTACCAGTACCAAAACGAACCTTTACATTGTCATTATAATCAACTCCAGTCGCTCCACCTGCTGCTGTTCCTGTAGAACCTTGAGGACCTGTAGAACCACCAGAACCAGTGGCACCCTGGACACCTTGATTTCCTTGAGGTCCGGCTACACTTGAATCAGCACCGGTAGCACCTTGAACACCCTGTGCTCCCTGAACACCTTGAGACCCTGTTGGACCAGTAGGACCAGCAGAACCTGTGGGACCAGTAGATCCGGTAGAACCTTGTACACCCTGTACTCCTTGTGCTCCAGGATCTCCCTCTCTAATCCAAGCGGTTCCATTATGAGTGAATGTCATTCCATTAGCGGAATAAGTATCACCGTTACTAGGACTTACTGGAAAATTAAGAGCTGCCATTATCTACACTTTTTGATTATTTAGGTTTAACAAGACATTTATAATTAAACATAGATAAAAGAAAATGAGTTAATGTTAAAGGGATTTCATATTTGTGCAGATAGCAAATCTCATGGAGATTGGAGTATTAATAATAATAATTGTGTAATTAATTTATTTTATTTAAAACCTTTTCTTTTAGAAGAACGTTTGATAAAAATAAAACACTCTGAAATTGCATATAAAGGAGTGTCTAGTCAAAAAAGATATGAAAAATGTGATATATCATTTCCAGGAATAGTTTGTGAATACGAAAATCCACTCAATTTGAAATATAGATTGATAGATGGAAATCACAGAATGATAAAAATGAAAAGCAATGAAATATATGAGAGTTTATTTTACTTAATTAAGAGAGAGGAGTTTTTAGATTCTCTTCTTTATAACCATTCATTAATCGGAAACCAAAACTAAATCTGTCGCAATCACTTCCTACACAATGCCAGAAGTATGGTTTTTTATTTCTTAATTCAAATGTTCTAATAGTAAATCCACAATCATCATAATCTGTTATAACTTTTTCCCCATCATAATATCTAAAAAATGAAACACCTGTTGAATATGTAAGATATAATGTATTAGATGCTGTATTATGATTTGTGTGCCATCCCATATATCCAGTCTTAGGGTAATAAAAAAATCCACTTACTTTTATATTCTTATCTGGAAACAATGATTTTATTATTGGTTTAATTCTAACAGCATGTTTTCTTGGAAAATGAACTAAATTTTTATTGCCCGAAGTGTCAAGAATAAGACCTTTTGATTTAATAGAAATTAATTTTTCTTCAGAAACTTCTTTCTCCCACTCGGGAAAAAATCCATATCCACCTTCTCCATCTCTTTTAATAAAATAATTTATTTCATCAAAGTTTATATTATCTTCTAATTGTTTTTGTAGGGATGATGTTACTTTTATTCTGGATGCTCTGGCCATATAACATTACGAGGATCTGTAGTATTTGCAGGCAAATCACGCAACTCTTGCCTATATGTTTGATATGAAGATTTAATTCCTACAGGAACATCTGGTGATTGTGACCAATCACTTTCTTTTAAACGAAAAGTTCTTACATACCTTAAATTTTCCCAATGTTCTGCAGTTGTATAAATGTCAGTTTTTACAAAATTTTCTCCAACATAACTATCACCTATTCCTATACCAACTTCATCTAAAATAACTACAATAGAATTATCTGGAGGAGACCAATTGTTTGTGTCTCCATCCCATTCCACTACATTGGTGATTATTTGATTTTCTATGATTGCATAATTTGCCATGAGTTTACTCCTTATCCATATTCATAAACAACAACTATACCACTGGTGCCAGATTGTCCAGAAGTTCCTCCGTAAGTTTGATCATCTACGTTACTTTCATAAGTTCCAGTAGCACCACGTCCACCTTTACCTCTACCTTGGAAGTGTGATTCTCCTCCTGCACCGATGTTATTAGATCCATTAGATCCAGGCCAGTTGCTAGAATCCCCACCACCGCTTGCACTACCTCCACCACCACCAGTAGAATTAGTTGATCTACTTCCACCATTTCCAGTTATAGTAGTACCAGACCCATTAGGATTAAATGTGGTATTTCCACCATTACCACCATTAGTATATGGGTAATTTGAATTACTATAAGAATTAGACCCTCCACCAGAACCACCACCTCCTATTGTGATGCTGGCAGAATTTCCCATTTGTGTCAAATTATATGCACGAACAGCAGTGCCTCCACCTCCAGCACCACCAGATGGTCCAGAACCAGCAGATCCTCCTCCACCTCCAGTTGCATAAACAATAAAATATGTAGCGTTACTACTTGGAGTATATGTTGTGTTACTTGTATAAGTCTTAACATTTAAAAGAGATAATGCGCCAGACGCACCTTGAACACCTTGAGGTCCAGTGGATCCTGTAGCACCCTGAACTCCTTGAGGACCTGTTGATCCTGTGCCACCCGATGGACCTGTAGGTCCTGTACCACCACCAGGACCCGATGGACCCGGTGGACCTGTAGGTCCTGTACCACCACCAGAACCTGAGGCACCTTGAGGTCCTGTTGGTCCTGTGCCACCACCAGAACCTGAGGCACCTTGAGGTCCTGTTGGTCCTGTGCCACCACC